ATTGTCGAAAAACAGTATTTCATTGGAGCACTGTTAGAAGGCGATGTGCCTAAAACAGAAGAAATCTTAGACTTTGCCAGAATTACCAATCTGTTTGATATAAATAGATCTGGAGCCATATATTTAACTGGGTCTGACGATAATGCCCCATATATGGATGTGATTGACGGTATTGGACGCAATGAGAGTTTATGTTGGCCTTCAAATATTGCAACTCCTGATTATGAAGATTCCGAATCACAATATATAGTACGAGGAACAGAAGCAGTAACCACTGATTACATACTATCAGAAGCGGACAATAATCGCATTTGTCATTTTAAAAGAAATGACGCTATATATTACGGTTTCATTGGTCTACAACAAGATTTCTACAAATATGTTCAAAACCCCAACCGCGTTCTTATTTCATATAAGATCAAAGCCAATAAAGCTGTCAATTGTAAAGTTTCATTAGAATACCAAGATGGAACAAGAACAGATGGAGAAGAAACCACTTCTATTACAACAGATTGGCAATATAAGTTGCACACAATAACTGTCGATTATTCTGGACGTTATTTGCGAACAGTAAAACTGGATTTAAGTGAGATGTCTCCTTCAGATGAAGTTTGGGTGTCGGATTTCAATATCATCTTACTGTCTAGTGTTGCTAACTTTGGCGATGCCAGTAAAATACGTGTTGGCAAATTGAATGGAATAACAGATCCGGTATTTGGTCAATTAGAAGGATATGGAGGTTACTTACAGAAACTTTTTGCTTCAAAATCTGCTCATATTTCTGGAACATTAACTGCTGGTGATGAGAATGGTTTTGCTGCAACTTTTTATGCCGGAAAAATTCATAGGAATGTATTCGTTAATTCTTTAGATGTTAATTTTACATCTGCAATTACTATTGACACTCAAATAGAAAACCCTACTGGAATCGGCAATGTATATAGTGCCTCTAAAATCATAAGCATGATAGCCCAATCTGAAGAGTGGTTCGCGCAACATATCGGGAAAAAATATACATTCTCTTTTTGGATATATGCGGGGCAAGCATGTCAATTATCTATTTTACAAAATGATAAAGCAATAGGAACCGTTCAAATACCTATTGCTAACACGAATATATGGTCTCGTAAAAAGGTAACATTTGAATTACAAGCTCCGAAACAGGCAGAAGAAGCATTGGTTCTATCCATTGTCCCAACTTTTGATACCTCTGATAATGCAGGAGAATCAATATTTTATTTTTCTTCACCACAATTAGAGGCAGGAGAACTAGTCACACAATACCAACCTACTGACACTATACTTAATTACACAGAGGATTATGGAGCTTGGTTTAATCGTGGTGGCATTGGTGGGACCATCCAGAACCCATTGCTTCAATTAAATTTTGACGGAGAAGGCAGTATTGGTACTCGTAGTAATTCTGTATTAATCAAAACAGATGGTTCTGGTCATTTTGCCAATAAAAATATTAAATGGAATAAAAATGGCGATGTAACATTTGGCAAAAATGTGACAATGACTTGGGATAACCTTGACCAGTCTGTAAAAGACGAATTAGTCAGTAAGTCTATTCGTATTGTTGGAACTGATACCTTTACTCTTTTAGGAGACTTAACAGGAGCCGACCCTGTTACTAATCCGGCAGACATTACCTTAACGCTGGAAGAAGAGAACCTACAGTCTACTTCCAGTCAACGACAATGGTATTATTTACAAGGATATGATTATATACCGTTTGAAGGAGAAAATGGAAAGACATTAACAATATGGCCTTTTGAACCTTATTGGGATAATGGTAACTCGCTAACAGTTCGTTGTATCGTGAAATTTAGTGATGAAGAGTATTCCGCTACATTCACAATACGGAAACAATATATAGTGGGCTATTCACTTGAAATTACTTCCAGTCAAGGAGTATCATATAAAAACAATAGTTGTCAAACTGTTTTAACCGCTAACGTCTATTATCAAGGTAAACTAGTTGATCCGGATTATGTAGCTAAAAACTACATATTCAAGTGGACTAGGTATCATCTTCCTGATATGGAAAATGAAGTGATTGATTGGTGGAAAGAACAAAGAGATAATGAAGGCAATATAGTACAACAAGAAATTGATAGATCAAAACCAAGTATCACATTAAATTATGGAATATCAGGACAAGACTGTTTTATGTGTGAACTTCTAAACGGTAACATGTTCCCGTATGAATTCCCTTTAATATTTTAAGTATGGCGGCAGAACAAGAGCAATCCCCTAACCTGCTTGATTTTAATAATAAGCAAGAAAACAATGGAACTAATAACCGTGGACGTTTAACAGCTCACGAATTTAATCAATTGATAAATGCCGTAAACAATAACTCAAATGACACCTTTTCCTTCAAAAAACAAGTAGGTAATCTTTCATTTGATGTAATTGAAAATGAAGAGGCTTTTGAACAAATCGAATCCAAAGAAGAAAATACCGTTTATTTCATACTTGAAGAATGATACAGATAAATGGCAAAGATGTCAGTCAAATAAGAGTTGGTAACAAAATAGTTACCGCAGTTTACATAGGGGCAAAATTAGTTTGGCAATCTATACGCTCCTGCTTTGGATCTGGTTTCTGGATTAACTCATCTCCTTGGAAAAATGATGAAGGCTGGAAAAACTAACAAATTTTTTAAATTACGCTTTACAAAAAATAATTAATTATGGCTAAGAAATTCAGAACTGACGAAATTCCTGTTGGCAAGTTTACAGAGGATTGGGGTGGCAATAAAAACAATACCATCCCCGCAGCACCTGATGAAACGAATCTTCTCCCCTACTCTGGGGAGGCTGTGCAAAAGTTTATAAAGAGCTATTTACAAGACCATGAAAACAATAAGATTGGTCATATTCCTCCTATGACAAAAGATCCGGATGGGTTTTATCATATTCGAGCATTTGCTAATAAAAACACATACAATGAATGGCTTGCTGACCCTGATGAGAATCAAGCACTAAAATTGCTTGATGTTACTATCCCTATTAGTGACGAACAGGGGGTAATGAATATTGTAGAATTAACTACGGCCAGTAATCAAACAAATTATGTAAGCATTGATGGTAGCGTAGTTCTAAAAATGCGTTTTACTTCCCAAACATACAATCCTGTTACTGGGAAATATGCAAATACCTATGAAGACGGTACGATGACTATTCAAAGGCGTTCTTCCGCTTCTGATTCATGGCGTACAATTGGCACAATGGCAATTAAGAGTGTAGAAGCTGACAGTGATACTTATACAGATGTAGATATTAGTGGATTACTTAACAGCGGAACCTGTCAATTACGTATCATTGTAACCGGAGACCAAACACAAAGCACCACAACTTATGTAGTGTTCCAAAGTGTTACAAAAACAGAATTGAAACTTACGTTCCGAAATGAGTGGCAGCAGCCTATTACTGGTGCTGCTATGTCTTTGTTATATACATATACCGGTGCTGTAGCCAAAACACTAAATTTAAAAATCAGTGGTGAAGGCGGTGTACGTTCTGTTCAATATGCTGTTGGTAAAGTTGAGTACACAGAAACTCCAAACCAGTTTGACGTAACTGACACTGAAGGGGATTCTGTTAAAGTTATGTCTCATGGAGTACATGAAATTGAGGCTTGGTTATCTGTAGACGGCACAGATGTGGAAAGTGAACACATTGTTTCACAGGTTATGGTAGTTTCAGATCCTGACAATAAAACTCCATATATCATGTTGAACAAGATAGTCGAGTCTCTTGTAAACTGGACATCCGTTCAATTTTTCCAATGGGCAATATATAACCCAGGTTCAGATGTATTACCTGTTACTTTTAAATTAACAGACATTCAAGAGGTTGAGAATTATCTGTCTTACACTGAACAGCAAGCCCAAAATGGTGTGGTTTACACATTTGGCAATATGATAGAAATCGAAAGTAAAGAAACGAATTTCAGTGCTTATATGTTATTTAGCACTGGAGAAAAATATTTGCGTGATCGTATTAGTTTTAATGTAGATAACTCCCAAAATTTTGCCCCGACTGATGGTGCCGATTTAATTATCAATCCAAAACTACGTAGTAATACAGAAACCCACCCAGATACTATTATTAATACAGTTTCAGGCGAGAATGTTCCCGCGACCTTTGAAAATTTTGGTTTTATTAGTGATGGTTGGGTTGAAGACGATAATGGGATCAAATGTTTGCGTGTTCCTAGTGGAAGAAACATAGCAATTGATTATGAGACGTTCTCCGACTTTATCCAAGCTCAAAAAACAGGTTCTCTTACATTTGAAATAGACTATGCTATTCGCAATGTAACCAACGAAGATGAACCGATATTACGCATGTGTTCTTACACAAAAGATAATAATCCGCTAGGTTGGGAAATGAAACCTATTGATGCCTGTTTCATGACCCAATCTAAAGTAACCCGTAAAAATCAAGATGTCGGCTACAATGAAGGTGTACGTACTAAAATCGCGGTTAATTTATTGTATAACTTATCTAGCACCGGACAAAACTATTGCCGCATTTTCTTAAATGGAATTATTAACCGTGAAATCAACTATGCAACAGACGACACTTTCGTACAATATGTAGACGGAAAGCAAACATCACAAGGCATCCGTATTGGTAGTTCTGGAGCCGACATTGACATTTACAGTATTAAGGTGTATAAGAAAGCACTCACAGCTAATGATGTGCGCCAAAACTATATGGCATCCTTAGATAATAGTGAAGAAAAAATAGCATTTCGCGATTCTAATAGTATTCTTAATGGTAATACTATCAGCTACGATCTTGTTTATGAAAAATACAACGTTATCCTTTGGAAAGGGAAATATGCCACTTATGGAAATACCAAAAAGGATAAATTTAATGGTACCTTAATTATCCATATTCCTGGAAAACCAGAGAATAGTGGTACGCTATATGACATGAATGAGAAAGGACAAGGAACATCGTCTATGTTGTATTTTTGGTGGAATGGACAATGGGGCTTCAATGAAGATGGATATTGGGTTGATGAGAATGGAGTAAATCGTGGTAAATGTTATCAGTTAACCAACGATGTACCCGGAGCACTCAAATTGGTAGGGAAAGTAAATTTTGCAAGTTCAGCACAAAGTCATAAAATAGGTTCTACAGCTCTATTTAATGATTTATTTAAAGCTGTATGTGGAGGTAATTCCATTACTAATACAGAAGGTTTTGAAAATTGTCGTGTAGCTGTACTTCAAAAACCGTTTTTGTTCTTTGTACAAGAAGATGAGAATTCCGAACCACAATTTAAATCTTTTATGACTTTTGGACCAGGTAAGGGAGACAAACCGACATTCGGATACGACAAAACAAAATTTCCAGATTATGTATGCCTGGAAGGAGCTGATAATGACCGTGCTTTGGTGATGTGCCGCGTACCTTGGATTGATGAAGATGTCACTTTAGAAGGTGAAGAAGATTGGATGTATAACGGCGAAAAGCAAATGAGTCTGGTTTTTGGGGATACCAATAAGATCGCCCCTATCAAAAGTGGATTTAACTTTGTCTTTAAGCATTATGATAATATAGATTATTTCAACGGTACCATTGAAGATTTAAATGCAGCAGAAAATCTTGATACCTCCAAGCATTATTGGCTGACCAAAGCAGGGCGTAACAATGCACAGTTCGATTTATTCAGATATGATTTCATAACTTCTACTTGGGTGGGTGCAGGCACTGAAAAGATTGAAAATGGAAGATATTCGACTGTAAATATCAACGAACAATGCGGGAATATTGCCAGCGGTACAGATTGGGATGCAATTAACTCATCGTTCAAAACGGCTAGAATAGCATTGTTCAAGGCTGATGCAGGAAAATATTTTAATCTTACAGAAACTCATTTTGCTATGAATTTTTGTAAGTTAATTGCAGCCAGTGATAACAGAGGAAAGAATATATATTTTTATGTTGACCCAAAAACTCATTTAATTGGTTGGCATCAAGATGATTTGGACACAATATTTCCTGTAAATAATGTAGGGCAAAGAGAAAAACCTTACTATGTAGAAGAACATGATAAAAACAATGATGGAGGTTTTTATTGGAATAGCGAAGGAAATGCACTATTTAACCAAATGGAAAATGCCTTTCCAGATGAATTGCGTACCAATATGCGCTCTATATTACAAGCAATGCTTAAATTAAGCGATGATGGAACTTTAATGGGCTGTATGGAAAAATATTATTTTTACGTACAACGTTATTTCCCAGCCGTTGCTTACAATGAAGTGGCCCGTCTTGTATATGAACGTGCCAGAACCGCCTATGTGAGTTCAGACCCGGAAAATAAATACACAAATGGTACAGATCCCATAACACAAAGTTTAGGAGATGGATTACAAGCAGAAATGCAATGGGTTGCACGCAGACTTACCTACATATCTTCTTATGCAGCCTTTGGAGACTTTGGAAGGCGTGACGGTGAAGGATCAGCAGGCTCATTAAACTTCCGGTCTGTAATAAAAACAGATGGTACACGTCCACAATTTAAATTTTCTATTGTACCACATATTTGGATGTACCCCTCATTTGCCATAGGTTCGACACTATCTTATGGGGTTGGT